TTGCGGCTGCGCCGCTGACAGACAGCAGGCGGCTATCGTGTTCGATGTGGCAGCGGATATGGTGCGTATGTGTCCTGCGCTCTCAAAGCGAGTAAAGATACTCGCATCGCAGAAGCGACTGATTTACACGCCAACCAACTCGTTCTATCAAGTACTGTCTGCCGAAGCCTATTCAAAGCATGGATTCAATATTCACGGCGTTGTATTTGATGAGCTGCACACTCAGCCGAACCGCAAGCTGTTTGATGTTATGACAAAAGGCTCCGGTGACGCTCGAATGCAGCCGCTGTATTTTTTAATCACTACCGCCGGAACAGATACTCACAGCATTTGCTACGAAACGCACCAGAAAGCCAAGGATATAATCGAGGGTCGGAAAATCGACCCTACTTTTTATCCTGTGATTTACGGCGCAGATGAATCCGATGACTGGACAGACCCGAAAGTGTGGAAGAAAGCCAACCCGAGCCTTGATATTACAGTCGGTATCGACAAGGTCAAAGCCGCCTGTGAATCGGCAAAGCAGAACCCCGGCGAGGAGAACGCTTTTCGTCAGCTTCGCCTGAACCAGTGGGTAAAGCAGGCGGTGCGCTGGATGCCGATGGAGAAATGGGACAAGTGCGCATTCGCCGTGGTTGAGGACGAACTGGAGGGGCGCGTCTGCTACGGCGGTCTTGACCTTTCGTCAACCACGGATATTACTGCGTTCGTGCTTGTTTTCCCGCCTTTGGACAATGAGGATAAGTACATCATTCTGCCGTACTTCTGGATTCCCGAGGACAATCTGACCCTGCGTGTAAACCGCGACCATGTCCCCTATGATGTGTGGGAACGGCAGGGTTTCTTGCAGACCACCGAGGGAAATGTGGTTCACTACGGCTTCATCGAGCAGTTCATAGAAAGGCTCGGTGAGCGGTTCAATATCCGAGAGATAGCTTTTGACCGCTGGGGCGCTGTGCAGATGGTTCAGAACCTTGAGGGCATGGGATTTACGGTAGTTCCGTTCGGGCAGGGTTTCAAGGATATGTCACCGCCAACCAAGGAACTGATGAAACTGGTGCTTGAACAGAAAATAGCCCACGGCGGTCACCCGGTTCTGCGTTGGAACATGGATAACATCTACATTCGCACCGACCCTGCCGGTAACATCAAGGCTGACAAGGAAAAGTCCACCGAGAAGATTGACGGAGCGGTAGCTACTATTATGGCTCTCGACCGAGCGATTCGCTGCGGGAACGATCACGGGGCGAGTGTGTATGATGAAAGAGGAATACTTTTTATCTGATGCGTATAATCTTATTGACAAAGTAGCATAATTGTGATATAATATGACTACCAATATAGGAGGTGTTTTTTATGACAAACTCTATTTCAATAAGACCGTCAAAGGACATTCGCACTAATTACGCTCAGATTTCCGCACTTACAAGGGATAATCCGGTAGCAATCACGGTTAACGGCAAGGAGGATACTGTAATTCTTAGCCATGAGGATTATCAGCAGACCATGCACTATATTTCCGAGCTTGAAGAAAAACTTGCTCTGTATGCTCACCTTGCGCAAAGCATGGATGATATAAGGCTTGGAAGAGTCCACAGCGCTGATGATGTATTCAACGATTTATTAAACGACTTGGAGAACCTTGATGTATGAATTGCAGAGTAATATTCACTGATACGGCAGAAGCTGATCTTCGCGATATAGCCTTTTATATTGCAAAGCAGTCAAAGGATAAGAATATTGCGATCCGTTTTGTAAACAAGCTAAGAGAAAAATGCAAAAATCTCGAAATACTGCCGGAAAGCGGCTCGCTACCCAAGGAAAGGATTCTTGTGAGTAACGGATATCGTTTTCTTATTCATGATAATTACCTCATGTTTTATTATTATGTCAAGGAAGAAAACACGGTATACGTTAATGCAGTTTTCAACGCAAAACAAGATTATACCCGCGTGATGAAAAAATTTATATAACATAACAGAATAATTGCTAAGCATCTGTCAGCAATGGCAGGTGCTTTTCTTTTGCCAATTTTACGAAAGGACTGACTAAATGAAGATTTTCAGCAGTTTATTTCATTCCAGGGACAAGCCTAAAAACAGCACTGCCGGCAGCGCCTACCGCTTTTACATGGGCAGCTCTACCGCGGGAAAGAACGTCACCGAGCGTTCCGCAATGCAGATGACCGCCGTGTATTCCTGCGTTAGAGTGCTGTCGGAAGCTGTGGCGGGATTACCGCTGCACGTCTACAAATACCGTTCGGACGGTGGCAAGGAGAAAGCTGTATCGCATTCACTTTACCGCCTGCTCCATGATGAACCCAATCCCGAAATGACCTCGTTTGTTTTCCGTGAAACGCTTATGACGCACCTGCTACTTTGGGGCAACGCATACGCGCAGGTTATCCGCAACGGAAAGGGCGAGGTTATTGCTCTGTACCCGCTTATGCCGAACCGAATGACGGTTGACCGAGATTCAAGCGGAAATCTGTACTACAAATACTACCGTGGCTCAGATGAAGCAATCCGCAGCAAGGAATATGAGGTTATTCTCTCATCGGGCGATGTCCTGCATATTCCCGGACTTGGCTTTGACGGACTTGTTGGCTACTCGCCGATTGCAATGGCGAAGAACGCTATCGGGCTTGCAATTGCAACCGAGGAGTTCGGAGCTAAGTTCTTTGCGAACGGCGCAGCGCCAAGCGGCGTCCTTGAACACCCAGGTACTATAAAGGACCCGTCAAAGGTTCGTGAAGCGTGGCAGTCGCAGTTCGGCGGGAGTTCCAACAGCGGAAAGGTCGCGGTGCTTGAAGAGGGCATGAAATACACTCCCATCAGTATTTCGCCTGAACAGGCTCAGTTCCTTGAAACAAGAAAATTTCAAATAAACGAGATAGCTCGAATTTTCAGAGTGCCGCCGCATATGGTCGGTGACCTTGAAAAATCGAGCTTTTCTAATATTGAGCAGCAGTCGCTTGAATTCGTGAAATACACCCTCGAACCGTGGCTTGTGCGCTGGGAGCAAAGCATGATTCGTTCGCTCCTCACTCCAAGCGAGAAGCAGGAATATTTCATCAAGTTCAATGTTGACGGACTGCTTCGCGGCGATTACGCAAGCCGCATGAGCGGGTACGCTACCGCAAGGCAGAACGGTTGGATGTCCGCAAACGACATTCGGGAGCTTGAGAACCTCGACCGTATTCCTGCCGAGGACGGCGGCGACCTTTATCTCATAAATGGCAATATGACTAAGCTGGCTGACGCGGGTATTTTCGCATCGACAAATGGAAAGGAGGATTCCGATGAAGAAGTTCTGGAAGTGGACGAACAAGATGATACAGAACGAGGAAACACAGAAACAGAACCCGGAGAGAACACTATTTCTCAACGGCACTATCGCAGATGAAAGCTGGTTTGACGATGACGTCACGCCACAGCTTTTCAAGGAAGAACTGCTGTCCGGCAGCGGAGATATAACCGTCTGGATAAACTCACCCGGCGGCGACTGTGTTGCTGCAGCGCAGATCTACAATATGCTGATGGACTACAAGGGAAACGTCACGGTGAAAATAGACGGCATAGCCGCAAGCGCCGCTTCGGTTATTGCAATGGCGGGAAACAAGGTGCTTATGTCCCCGGTTTCCATGCTGATGATACACAATCCCATGACGGTGGCGATGGGCGATTCAGCAGAAATGCACAAGGCGATAGATATGCTTGCCGAGGTCAAGGAAAGCATTATGAACGCTTATGAAATCAAGACCGGTATGAGCCGTGCGAAGATTTCGCACCTCATGGACGCAGAAACATGGATGAACGCAAATAAGGCGGTTGAACTCGGATTTGCGGACGGAATACTTACCCGTGACAATCCGTCAGAAGCGCCTGCCGCTGATTCTCTGATGTATTCCGAAGCTCAAGTGGTAAATTCACTTATGGGCAGGATTGCAGAGAAGTGCCGCATTGCCCCGAAAACCGAACATAGAACCAAAGCCGAGGATTTATTTTCTCGGCTTGATTTGATTAAGAACTGGAGGTAACGAAAATGACAATTCTTGAACTGTGCGAAAAGCGCAACAAGGCGTGGGAAGCCGCAAAGGCTTTCGTTGAAACCAAGCGCGACAATGACGGACTTCTGTCCGCAGAGGATGCCGCTTCATACGCTGAAATGGAACAGAAGATAAAGGACTACGGCGCTGAAATCGAGCGCATGGAGCAGATGGCGGCTATGGACGCGCAGCTTTCCAAGCCTACGTCAGTCCCGCTTACTGGAAAGCCGCTGAACGGAAACAAGCCCAAGTCCGGCAGAGCAAGCGATGAGTACAGGGCGGCAATGCTGAACGCTCTCCGCACGAATTTCAGACAGATTTCCGATGTGCTTTCCGAGGGCATTGACGCTAACGGCGGTTATCTCGTCCCCGAGGAATACGACAGCCGCCTTATTGACACACTGACCGAGGAAAATATCATGCGAAAGCTCGGTCACACCATCACCACCAGCGGTGAACATAAAATCAACATTGCAGCGACAAAACCCGC